GCATTTCGTTTTGAGCGTCCAGAAGATGCGACTTATTTTAGATTAATTTGGAGTTAATATGGCAACAATTTATTTAGACATGGATGGTGTAGTCAGTGACTTTGATGGCTACGCAGAACCCATAGTAGGATTCCGAACACCGGGTGGTGTCAGATATGATCAAGAAGGATGGGCATTGATTTCATCTAACCCTCGAGTCTACAGAGATTTACCTGACATGCCAGATGCGGATCGATTGGTTAGAGAAGTGCAACTGTTGGCCAAGGACAAAGGCATGGATGTGGGTTTCCTAACTGCTATCCCTAGGCAAAATGATGTGCCATGGGTGTTCCATGATAAGATCAATTGGATCAATGCCCGTTGGTCAGGTATACCTGTGTTCTTTGGACCATACAGTGATGACAAGCATGTGCATTGTAAAAGTCCTGATGATGTCTTGATCGACGATCGTCCCAGCAATATAGATGAATGGCGTAGTGCAGGCGGCAAAGCTATCTTACACGAAGGTGATGTAGTTGCTACGCTGATCGAACTGCGCAGTCTAGTGAATAGTTCTACTGGCTAAGTAGTTACCATCTCTATTGATAAAGAATTTAAATATCTCTTCTACTTTAGGACTGGCTATAGTATCTACTTCAGGCAGGCTTATACCTTTCAAGCTGCCGTCTTGGCTTACAACGAAAACATAATCCTCTGGCTGTATATCACCTAAGACATCATCATCTACGTTTAAATTGGGGTCGTTTAAATGCTCTTCTGTGATTTTTGCCATTGTCGTTCTCCTTGTAATATTTTACGTTAGCACGGACTTTTTTAAGTAATAATTTTGTTACTTCATGGTCCTTGCCAAATGCCTTGTAATATTGTTTTAAGTCTGGACTGTTAATCTTACTAGCACTAGTAATATTTAACTTGTATTTCATTAAATAATGTCTGGCCGCTATATTCTGCGCATAAGCATCTATCTCGTCAGGATCACCTAGATATTCTTGATCAGCACGCTTGTCGGGATCTCTGTGATCACTCTTGTAAGTGTTTCTGTGATAGCGATATCTACGATTGCGGAATTGTCGTTGATGTTCATATTCGTGTATCAGTGTTTCCAATAGATCCATGGCCATCTGATCAGCCATCTCGGCTGTAACTATCATAGCTGTGGTCTTAGGATGATTGATGATAAAATCAATGATCAAGTGTTTCTTTTTGATTTCATCTAGGCCAGGATCATATTCTGCACCAATGGTAAACTCATTGAATTTTAATGAACTGCTGTTAGTGTATAATTTTACACGCACAGGATGTTGATGTTTGTTTAGATGTTTGCCCAGCCGTTTGACTAAATTTCTAGGAGTAACACGCTCCCCAACCAACGTAGATAACCATTCACTGATGTGTTTGTATTCTACTGTTGGATTGAGATACATGATAGGTTCCTATAATTGGTTAGGTGATGATGCCGCCCTTGCTAACTGGTTCGATGCCAGTCGTGGTCTTGAGATAATGATTCTGCACGTCTTTGACTGTGATCGTGTGCATCATCACATGTTGCTTGTCTAACTTAATAGTTTTGTTTAGATCAATGGTAAACATACTTTGTATCAAACCTAGGCCCTGTTGGCTTGGCATGACTGTAGTTGGTTTGCTTACTGTGAAATATGATGGTGTGTCAGCTACGATTTTAGCAACGATCTCATCACCGTTGACCAATTTAAAACTGACGATATCATCTTTGTCATATAATTTATTTTCTAACATTGAATTCTCCTAGACGTTGTTGAATTTCTTCATCACTTAATTTTGATAATCCAGTAAAGCCATTTTCTATAAACAGTTGATCATCTTCTGTGTATATCTGTGGAACACTTCTGTGTCCTTGGGCTTTTAGCCAAGCCATCTTAGCTGGATCTTGTTCTACATTGATTTCTTCATAATCAATGCCTTTCATTTCTAACCATTTCTTTGTCTGCACGCAGAACGGGCAGTGATTTTTACTGTATACTATTAACATATTCCTTTCCTATAAATCTGGTAATTCATCGTAGTCAACGTGTTCACCCATGACTCCGATAACATAATTTGTCGATTCTGATTCTTGTAGTGCTGTTTGTTTCTTGCTGGTATCGCTGTGTTTGTTAAACCAAGGTATTGGAGTGGTCTTTGGTGCTGGCTCTTGATATTTGATACCAATTTCTTTTAGCGCACCAAGAGCAGTATAATCTACGAACTCTTTCAAAATGTTAGCATTGAGTCCAATCACAGGACCTAGTTTAAACAGATACTCTGCCCACTGTTTTTCTTCACGGATAACATCAAGATACATGGCATAGACTTCAGCTTCACATTCTTTTTTAGCTGCTGCGAATCGACTGTCTTCTTTGGCCACTTGATTGATCAACCAAGCAGTCCATTCTTTGTGTAGGACTTCATCTTGCAAGATCAAGCTGATGATATTACCGTTGCCGATAAAGATTTTATTCTCAACCATTGCTAGACTTGTAGCAAATGATACCATGAAACGGAATGCTTCTAAGCCGTAACTGGCATTTAACGCTAACCATATGGCTTTGATGTGTTCTTGTTCATCTACTTTATGTCCTAGCTCTACTTTACAATTGATACGGTGTAGGGCATCATAGTAGTTGCCTATAGTTGATGCCATACTGACGATTTCTTGTGTGTCGTGGATTTTGTTAAACTCATCTTTTGGCACATTGTAGATATTACGTATGATATGGCTGTAGCTACGTGAATGGATATTAGTTTCAAAGAAACTCCAATTATACATCAGTGCTTCTAATTCTGGGATACTTACCACAGGAGTGAATACCTGTGCAGGTCCACGACCTTGTAAACTGTCCAGGGCAGTTTGTCTTAGTAAATTGCTGGTGAAGATGTGTTTGACTGTGTCACTAGAAGTTTTAAAATCATTAGCATCTTTAGTTAGGCTGACTTCTTCTGGCACCCAGAAAAAACCACGAGCTGTTTGTTCTAGTTTAACTAGTTTGTTATATTTGACTTCTTCAAAGCGTTGTATGGTCACAGGTCCAGCAGGATCTAAGAACATCTTGCGATTAAGATAATCTGTTTTCGTTAATAGGTTATACTGTGCCTTGCTCATAGTTTACATGCCTCGCAATATTCATCATCCATTTCAATAACAACTTCTTCAATTTTTTCTTCTTTGGGTTCATCTACTACCTTACTACCAGCTTTGTTGATCAGGCTATAGTAGAATGTTTTAATACCCCAAGCGTGTGCCTGCATCAAGTTCTTGGCAATCAGTGTTGTTGGAACTTTACGATCTGGGAAGTGTGCTGGATTGTAGAATGTATTTGTTGAAATACTTTGATCTACATAGGCTGCTAACACTGCTGCTGTCTTCAAGTATGCGTAACAATCTCGCTGTTCCCACATCAATTGGTAACGACCTTTTAGTTTGTTATACTCTGGTACAACTTGTATAAAGCTACCTGCTTTTGATTCCTTGACTGAGATCAAGCTCATTGGCATTTCAATACCATTGGTACTGTTGATAACAACACTGGAACTTTCAACTGGAGCGATAGCCATCAGTGTAGCATTACGCACACCATATGATCTCATGTCACTGCGTAACTGTTCCCAATCTAGTTCACGTGTTGGCGTAAAGTCTGCTAGTTTGTTAACACCTTTGCTGCGGTTCTCCCAAGGGAAGTAACCTTTGCCATAACGTGTGTGTTGGCTTTGTGTGCAGGCGCCACGTTCTTTGGCCAGTTCAACTGTGGCTTCAGTCAGATAGAATGCTTGATGTTCCATCCAGGTTTTAACATCTTGTAGTGCTTCTGGTGTGCCGTATTGATAGTTACGTTTAGCATGCCAGTAAGCGAGATTAGTTACACCGATGCCCAAAGGTTGGATTTCGTCATTGCTTAATTTACTTTGTATGCTTAAGAAATCTTGGTAATCAAGGATATTACATAGACTACGCTGAAGTATACGACAAGCACGACGCATGTCTTCTGGATTGCGGAAAGCACCCCAATTGATTGATCCCAAAGTGCAAAGAGCGATACGGCCATTGCTGTCGTCAAGACGCTTAAAAGGACGGGTAGGTAATAGAATTTCACAGCATAAATTTGACTGATAGATCGTGTGGTATTCTGGATCAAATGGACCTTGATTCATGACGTTGTCGATAAACACAAGATAGATACGTCCAGTATCAGTCCTCTCCTTTAAGATACCACCTTTGAATACTTCTTCTGCAGGTAAGACTTTTTTACGTAGGTCTTTCTGCTTTTCATATTTTGTATATAGTTCTTCAAATAACTTTGTGTCTTTATAAAATGCTTCATATAAGTCTGGCACTTCATTGGGATCAAAGAACGTGATCATTTCTTTGTTCTTGAATCGTCTCCAGAACAGTGCTGATAACACGACCCCGTAGTCCATATGGCGGACTCTAGTTTCCTCAGTTCCTTGATTGTTTTTAAGCACGATGAGGTCATCGAACTGATGATGCCAGATCGGGTAAAATACTGTTGCACTTGCATTTCGAATGCCTCCTTGACTGCATGAACGTAGGTCGCCAAACCACTTCTTAAGGAAGGGGATCATGCCTGTGTGCATGATTTCCCCGCCTCGTATAGGACTACCCAAAGGGCGCAAACGACCTATCTCTAGACCAATACCAGCACGCTTGCTGGCATACTTGGCCATCATTTCTCCGCTAGCAAAAATGCTATCCAGATCGTCGTCGCTTCGAATAAGC